AGTTGCCTAGTTTATCTACTGCCTTAATTAAATAACTACCTGTTCTAGCAGGTACAGTCACAGAAGTTGCAGGTCTTGATACTCTGTTAATTAAAGTAAAGCTATTTTGCCATTCTGGATTGACTGTTTCTGTAGTGAAGTTAACAACATAATAATTGAGATCTGCGTCTGGTATGCTTTCCCAACTAAGATGAGCATCACTACCTACAATATTAATTGCGAAGTCTTGCACGTCACTCGGTGGGTCAATCTCACCAATTATATCTCTTGTAGCAGTGACGTTTGTACTTTCAACACCTAATGAATTTATAGCCTTAACTCTTACTGTGTAATTATCACCTGAGATAACATTCAATACTCTATGAAATAAATCTACTGTACCTCTACTATGAACAATAAAATTACTATCTGCAGTTCTTTTATATTCTACTTGATATTCTCTAACAAATTGGTCTGGTGATGCACCAATAGTAATATTCATGGCAACAATAACTGTTCCGTCATTGTAAGATATTAGTTCATCAGCAAGGGTGACTGAAGAAGGGGGAGACACTGTAAAGGGATCAGGGAATGAACTGTCTCCAATAACTGGAAAGGCTGATGATCTAGCATCAAAATCATACCATGATTGTTGATGTTCCTGTAAAGATAAGCTGGCTGTAAAATCAGAATTTAATGACATCGCACTAATTCTAAAAGGTTTGTTGACCATACCGAGAACTGTACTTGATAGATTAACAATATCTCCAATCGCTAAATCCAGAGCTTGATAATTAGCTTTTAAAGATAGTTTTAAATTATTTCTTGATCGATTAAGAATAATTTTACCAAACTGTAAAGCCTGATAGGGATTGTTAATAGTATCTAAGGTGACATTAGCTTCTTGCAAGAAACCACCATCAGCAGTTTTTAGTGTTTGATGATCTGTATCTGTCTCAGGATAGACAACTGTATCGGCTTGATAGTTTTTCTCTATTGAAATATAATTAATAACACATCGATTAAACTTTTCATTTTTGCGTTCACTCTCTAATTTAATTCCACCGATGATATTATCCTCATTTAAAGAGAAGGTTGCTGTTCCTGTGCTTTCAATTAAGAGTTTAAATTTTCCTTGAACATAAGGAAGTAATCCTCTCATGCCTTTTAAAAATACTTTGACATTTTCTATAATTTTTTTATTCGTGTTAATGACTGCATGACATTCAAATAATTTACCAGTCGTTGATCCATAATAAGTGACTGTGCTGTCAGCCACAGTAGATGCAGTATAAAAACTTGATATATCCAAATCTGTTGTAGCAATACCTTTTCCATATCTTTCATTTCTTAAAAAATCTAATAAACACCAAACAGGATTTGTAGAATAAACTCCAGTTGTTTCACTTCCCCCACTATCAAAAGTAGAAACTTTACGACCTTGTATTTTTATTTTAATGTTAGGTATGCCTGTATATTTGTCTGCATCCCATTCAAAACGAAATGCAATATAACATAGTCCACTTAATGGTCTGTTTCCACTAGACCAATTAGTAAGGTTATTTAAAAGGGATGACTCTGATTGTCCATCAGTACCATAAAAAGGTTGTATCTGGATTGTTGTACCATATCTACTATCATTAGAAGTAATGGTTGTACCATCGGCAAAACCACCAGAGAAAGTCACAGGACTATCATTAACTTGAATTTCTGTAATAGCATTAATTTCACCTTCACAAATAACCATCGCACCATAGAGATAAGTATTATCTGTGCCAGAGGTTTCTAAAAAGACTCTTGTACCACCAACTAATCGTTCTCCATAAATTACAGGGATTTGAGCATTGTTTGATTGTTTATTGAGCTGAGTACCCCTAATCTCTTCAACTTCAGGCGTATCAGGTATCTCAGGAATATCAATAAACCATGAAACAACTTTCTGAGCAACATCTTGTATAAAATCTACTACCTGCCCCATTTATTTGTAATCCTCATCACTTTCGTTATATCTTTATTAATTCTAATCCAAGCCACTTGTTTATCATATTGCATATCTGAACCAAAATGTTTCTTAGCCCACTTAATCATATCTCTTAAATTTTTTCTACAAAGTAAATGCACAAAACAAAGATTATCGCCACAATTCCAATTTCCATAATCAATAATTCCATGTCTTGTAAATTTTGTTTTTGTCATATCGTTTAAATATGCCCAATTTAAAAATCCTGTTATTTCCTGATCTCTAAATATCTTATATTGATGATGATAGAAGCTCGGTTGAATTTGGTTCTTAATTACCTGCGTTGGAATATCTTGATATTTCTTAAATGATTGAAAAAAATCAACAACTTCATCAATCAATTACTTCTTCCCCATAAAATATCTTGCACTGTTAAACCAGCAAATTCCATTCCTCGATCATTAGGAAAAAATCTTTGTTGGCTTCCCTCATTTGTTTTACGACCTGCGACTCGACTAAAATCAGAGAAATGAGAAGTGCAAATTAAATCGATGGTTGCCTTGTCAGTATTTATTCTGAAACTTTCAATATAACCTTTATCAAATTGATAAGTGTCAATTAACGCATCTGAACCATTTAATAATCCTATGTCAATCGTGACTTCATCATTTGACACATTGTTATTTAATAAGATCGATGTAAATGCACTATCAACAGCAGAAAGTTTAACAGTAAAATTAGCTACATCCAATTCTGCGTTTTCTGATTTAGCTGTAATATTTAATAAATGTCCAGAAGCAGAATAAGTGTTAGAGTTATGTGTTATATCTTTGTAATGATTTGTTAATCGTTGAGGTGTTGGAAATAATATTTCTACTAATAAAATAGGTTTAATATTATTAGTGGATAGTTCTGTTAAAAGATCAGATGATAAACCTCTAGCCATTACAGAGCCTCTATGAAATCAACTTCGTATCTATAAAGATTGTCTAGTGCAACATTAAATTGTTGAATGTCATTTATTAATCTTACTGTAAATTGAACATTGTCATAAGTCACACTAGAGTCATTAACTAAAGCTTCTCTTAATGGTGGCTCAATAGTCAAAGTTGCTTCATTTGATCCATCAGCAGTGACATCAGCCACAACCATATATACCTTCCCATGCGAGAACTTAATAAGATCGCCAGCCAATAAATTACCAGTCATCCCATCGACAGTGATTGTTGTGTTTCCAGCAGTATGAGAACCATTCACTAAAACAGTACCAGAGACAGTGCCTTTAGCATTTTTTAAATCTGGCAGTGCTATTTGAAATGTTTCTTTTTGTGATCGTTGTTTCATAATAAAGGCTAGTACAGGTGCAAAATCTGTTCTGCTCATTGGTGGATAACTAGCTGAAAATTTAAATCGTTGTCCATCAACTTGAACGCTAAACATTTTCCCAGAGTCAGTAGTAGATGTAATAGTTTTTTGCTCACTACTAAAATTCATTGATCTAAATTCTGGAGTTGTTGGATATGTACCACTCATTAAACTAAAGCCTCTCTACCTTGTGTATTTAGTGCATCGTTAATAACATTAATAATCGTTGATCGTCTTTTAATCAAGAGATCATCAAAACCTTCTGTATCATTAGCCATAATTGTTATATTCACATTATTGGTAGTGCCTAATTTATCATTAGGAATAATTGTTCCATCTTGATCAGGTACAAATAATTCAGCACCTCGTTCTCCTACCATATAAGCCTTACCATAACCAGTAGCTCCACCCATCGGTCTTGAACCTTGAACATATCCACCACTAGCACGACCACCTGATGAACCTTCTACATTACCACCACTAGCTCGACCACCACCGAATAAGGCTAAGATTAAACGCAAACCTATTTGAGTTCTAAGCTGATCATTAACTTTCTTTTCTTCATTAGCCATGCTTCTAATCTTTTTTAACAAAGGATCAAAAATAAATACTTGTAAACCTATTTGAATTAAACCTTGAATTAATTGCATCACTACATTTCGAGCTAACTCTCTCATACCATCTTTTAAACTCTTTACTTGAAAGATTGCGTCAGTAAATGTTTTTGCAAAACTTTCACTTAGACTTTCTGTGGTAGAAATTAAAACATCAAATGCTCCAACTTTTAAATCTGATATTTTTATTTTAAATTTTTCTAGAGTTGATAATTGAAATGTTTCTCGAAACTGATCATGTAATTCTTCTAACGATCCATGCAAAATATCTACATTTGCATTAGTTTTGATAATATTATCAGCAAGTGTAATCTCACGATTAATTACAGATAAATCTTCTAAGGCTTGATTATTATTTAAAACACTTTTTTCTAAATCATTTAAAACACTAATACTTTTTGTAAAAGAACCATCTATTGTAAAACCTGCTTCTCTAAGTTCTTCAACAAAT